CTGGTTGCTACCCTGTGGGTACATGTTGCCCAACAAGATGAATTCGCCAGAAGCATCGAGGTCGGTGGCGCCGACTGCAGCACCGTCAAGTCTTGACATCAAGCAATCATCGTCAGAAGCCTTGTCAACAACGATGAATCTGATGCCGTTAGCAATGTTCATAACGACATCGTTCTTGCGAAGCTCACGCTGAGTACCACCGTTGAGCGTGGTGTATTCGTTGCCAGCCACCGTTGCGCCAGTGGTGTCAGAGGCAGGAGTGTCAGCACTCGTCCAGGTGAACTTCTTGTGGCGACGAGCTTCTTCGAAGTAAGTAACTTCGTCTTGAGTAGCGGCAGCGTTGATAGCGCCAGTCAACTTCAAGAAGCCAGTGATGCCTTGATCACCGTAGGTTTTGATAAGTTGCTCACGAACGTCGGGCTTGGCGTATTGGCCAATGAGTGTGCCGATGTCAGTGTACTTAGAAGGGTCTGTGACCAATGATGGGGTTACAGAGCCACCGACGAAACCGCCGTTGCCTGCACCCGCGATAAGATCCGCACCACCGTCAGTATTGGGGTTTGGAGTAATAGAAATAGCCATTTTAGCTTATTAGATTCTAGGGTTAAAAGAAAGTCCGTTGCCCATGTTTCCGACCAAGCCTTTGAGCTGCTCGTTGATTGGGTCAACGGGGTTTTGATTTGGGTTTGTCTGTGGAGACTGAACACTAGAATTGGCGACTTTGGTGACAACGTTTCTTTGACCGTCGCTAATACCTTGTCGGTATGCGTTAGCGACAATCGCATCAATGTTGTCTACCACAGCTCTGTGTGAATTGAGCTTGTCGTAATCCCATGTACCGTCTTCACTGACGTAAGGGTCGAAGTAATCCTCAATCTGAGAATTCTTCTGAATGAGTTGATTCCGATAGTTGTCGTCCAAGCCGAACTGAAAACTGTTTCCGTTGCCGAGATCGAATTCCAATCCCGTAAGCGCGGCTGTTTCTCGTCGCATGTTCGCCAACCATTCATCATCAATGAAGCTTTCCTCTGCGGCTTCTTGCTGTACAGGAGCTCGGTACGTTTCCCGAACTTCGCTGATAGCTTCGCGAGCCTTTTGAGCATCAACCTTCATTTGGAGTTTCGAGATCTTAATCTCTTGCTCCGAGTAAACCTCAGGGTCGAGCTTATACTTGCTGTTTACCAGCAATCTAATCTCGTCGTTGGAGAGGTTTGGATAGTTCATCGTTGAATCGACAAGGAGGACAGACATGTCATCCATATTGTCGGGGTTCAAGCGCTGATATGAAAGGTAGTCCTCTGGAGTTCTGCCTGTATCGCGAACGAAGTCAGCAATCTTTTGGACTCTTTCATCGAGTTGTGGAGCCTGTTGTTGCTCCGTGTATGTCAAGTCGTCGAAAGAAGTAATGTCTCTACCCAGCCGCTCGCTGAGGTATCCGAACATAGCCTGTTCGACTTGTTGATTCGTGTATTGCGGTTGCTCTTGATAAGTCGGTTGAGCAGGTGCAGCCTCAGGGTATGATGTTTCCTGGGTCTGCTCAGGCTGAGCCTGAGGCTGCTGCATAGACTTAGCAAAGTCTTCCGCGTTGTCAAAGAACTGTACCTCTGGCTGAGACTCCTGAGGAGCTTCAACTTGAGGTTGTTCCACTTGGGGTTGCTCCACCTGAGGAGCTTCGGTAGTGATGTTTTCGTTTTCCATTTTAATTGAATTTTTTATTATCTATCACGTTGCGTCCTCCTCCCTGGAAATTGGGGCGAAGTAAGCAATCATTTTGTTGGTGCCGTTGTTTATGATTTCAAACCAGCTACCATAAATGGTCACCCCCTTTGGGATAGTAACCGAAGAGAAATTGCTTTCTCCGTGGCCCTTATCTTTTGTTCTTACGCTAAGCGTTACCGCATCGAGGATCGCGGCAATGCGGTCCACCTCAAACATGCTAAGGTTTTCGGAGCCGTCTGAAGCGGTGTTGATAGAAACAACTATCCCAACGAGGTTTGCGGCGTTGTAAATATAGTCTCCAACAGAAACCCCGTGAGTGTCAGTTGTCGTGTCGATGAACTTTGATGCTGTAATCCCACTCGTTACCACCTCTTTAGTGTGGTAAGCTACAGAGCTCGCAACCCAGTCTGAGTCAGACTTAAGAGTAATGATGGCGTCCTCAAGGGGCGTTATAGCGTGAAACACGTATCCCAGTGGGGGTCTAGCGTATGTGTCAGACGAAATGTACATAGATCCATACTGGCCGAATGCAGCTGGATTGTAATTAGACTGATTGGTAAGTTTTGCCATGTCTTATGAATTATGAGTATCTAACCGCTGAGCTATCGAGACCAAACACTGCGTACTCAACAATTTGATCCACATCGGTGGCATAAATCTTCAGGTTTACGGCTGGGTCGACTGGCATGAAGCAAAACTCGCCTCCACCAAGCTTAGAAAGTACGGGGTCATCTGTGTCCGTATCAGCAAACACGTATGCGTATTTTTCAGATTCTGTTCCGAGATTTTTTACATACAAATAAGCCCTGTTGAGCTTTTCATTTGCCTTGTGAATAGTCTGAACAGTGGCGTCCCCCTTAGCTGTGGCAAGGATCTTAAGCCTGTTGATATTTCCGCTATCTGCAGATATTGTTGTGGCAGAAGAAATGTCAACATTTGTTGCCAACACGTCTGAAGATGAAATTCTGATATTTGTTCTTACGCTACCCATTATTCATGAATGAGCAAGTACTCAAGAGTCATGGACGTTGCTACGCTAGGCGTGACGCAAACGTCAGCAGCCGTGGTAGCGCTCCATGGAAGAAGCATCCAGTCGCCTGCGTATAGTCTGCCAACCTCTTGAGGTGTGGCGCCGCCGTCGCCGACAGATACCTTAAAGTACTCCGTAGCTACTGTGCTTGGGTTTCTCAAGTAAACCTTGTGGGCCTTGTCAGCCGTGTACAAGCTTTCGTCGAACAATACGTCAAGAGTGGTAGACGTGTAAATTTTACGAGCAACTCCAGACGTTTGATCGAGACCAGTGACTGAGTCCGCCTTCGTCAAGGTAGATGACGTAGAGAGAGACAAAGCGTCACCAGTCAAGTCTGAGCTAGAGAGCGTAATGGTTGCAGTTGTAGTTGCCATTTGTGTTTGGTGGTTTTTTGCAAATATAAGTGTTATTTCTTTTTCTTCTTTCTAAGCCTAGGCTTATACCTTGACACTCTGCCTTTTGCCCTCTTTTCCTTTGCTGCTTTGGCTTTTTGAGCAGGAGTTAGTTCAGACCACGTAACAGGTGTTTTAGAGGAAACTCGCTTGGTGGGGCGAAAGGTTCTATCGCTTCCGCTGTACCCCTTTTTCCCGCGAGGAGTACGCCAGTCTTCCTTAAACCAGCGCTTGAGCGCAAGGCCCTTTGCTGTTTTTCTGACTGCCATTACTTCTTTTTGCTTTTGTTGCCCCAGTTCTTAGCGCCGACTTTGCGGCACTTAGCCACGGCTCCAGAGGCGTATGCCGATGGCCACACCTTGTATCTGCGCTTTACCTTGTGATAGCAGGCATCCTTGTTGGTGCCTCCCTTTTTCATGACCTTCATGACTTAGAGTGCGTTGCCATCTTGAACTTAGCCTTGGCTATAGCCCCAGGATGCGGTTTGTAATCACCTTCCATGAGGTAGTATCTACCCCCATCCTCCATCCAGTGATAACCTTTGGGGGGATCAATCGACATCGTCTTGTTGGAGACGGTGAAGTTTTTTGTCTTTTTGCCCTTTACCGCCTTCATCTACATCTCCACTTGCGCAGGGCAAGAGCCTTGCGTGTTGGCTTACCATTTGGTTTTTTCATAGGCCCCTTTACGCCCTTCATTCTGGCGCAAAAAGACTTGCGGCGCTTTGCTCTTTTCCCCTTGGGGTTAGCCTCAGTAACGGCGGGCTTGAGGTTGCTGCCCGTTTCTCTGTTATACTTTGCGATACCAGCCCTTGTCAATCCACCTGTGCGAGACTTGTGCTTGCCCATTTTGAGCTTTACACCCTTTTTCGCAGTTTTTGGGGTGCTGGACGCATTATTGTTCTTCATACAGTGCATGAAGCAAATTTAAGAAATTTGATATTTTTCTTTCAGAAGCCTAGCAAGCGCTGCTGCCTTTTGCCCGTCAATAGCCTTTCTGAACAACCCCCACTCCGCCAAATAGACTGCATCTCCGTCTGAGATGGGAATGTCTGTGACTGGATCTGCTGCAGCACCACCGAGCGTCAAGGATGTGTCCCTTATTTCGCACTTTGGCCCAAAGCTGTCTATGTGAATATCATTGTCATTTCCCTCTCGAACCTGACCAACTGACTTTTTTTCGTTGACAAAGCCAAAGGCGTTAAAGTCATAGGCGGAGAAGTTTCCGTCCGAGTCTCTAGAAATGACCAAGACTATTGCGGCACCATTTCCAGTACTCATTTTAGAGTTTCCTGTGCTAAGAAGAGAATTAGCGTCAAGAACGGAATCAGCATCGCCGCTTACTTGATTGTCACCCCTCAGCTCAACCCTTACAGAAAGAACTGCGCTTAAAACTGGGTTGGTGGTGTTTCTAGCGGAGCTGTAAACCCAAAGAGGTGACATCGAAGCCTTGGCAAGGGCTTTGTCAAAAGACATTACCGTGTACATGGTGAACTCACCTTCGATGGTCAGGCGTTCGCCGTTACTTCCATCCTCAGCCACCCCTCCGAAGTGGAGGAACTTAGATTCGTGAGTATCTTCAGTGGCGTCTGCAACGAATTTTACGGCCCCATCGGTAAATGGGTTGTTGGAGCCGCCAATGTCAAAAACAGGCTTATCTACATCAGACCTGATTCCAAGTTTCGATGGGTGAGACAAGTCTTTGCCCGTCTCCTTGCCGCTGTTCTCCCACGTTTGAACAACATCGCCGCTAGAGTATCCAGCGGTAGACGCGACAAACCTGATGTCTACGTCTTCCAAAATGTCATCAAGCTCAATAGCGTTTCCGACGGTAGGTGTTTTGAATTTTTCTGGCCTGCTAACTGTAAACACAACAGGCTCGCCTCCTATCGTTGAAGAGATCTCTGTGGACGCCTGAAGTTCACGCTGAACCACGACGTTTCTTCTTTCTGGCTCAGTAAAGTTTACAGCCATTATCTAATCGTGATGTCCTCCCTGACGGTGAATGTTCCAAAAAACCAAGTCTCAGTCGTAGAGTTGACTATGTGGTTTGCAGAAATGTCGTAGAGGTATGTTCCTGGGCTTACATTCGCCATGGCCTCCCTTGTAGCAGAAACGGTCAATGTTCCGTCGGCTGCACCAGTCACGGACGCAAGAAGTTTGTTTTTGCCGCCAACCGTATTCGAAAGGACAACGTTGGTTCTGTTTCTGTTTGCAGATCCAGAAACCACATCAAAATCAAAAGAGTAAGCGGTAAGATCTACCGCGTCACCGTCACTGTCCTTGACAGTAATGTCAAAGCTTAGGCTGTCACCGCGCTTGGTAATGACGTTAATTTCTTCTGAAGTGTCTAGATTAAGTTCTGTTGCCATTTTGAATCAGGTTTCTTACCATTTCTGATGTGTTGTCAGTAGAGAGCTCTCCTCTCTGATCTTTTCGTTGGCTCATAAGCTTAGATTGAGCGACAGCCTGTTTGTCAACTCGCTCGTCTTTTCTGTCCTCTTTAAGAACCTCAATCTTTTCTTTGAATTCCTGATCATCAGTCTTAAACCCGAGAGTGGCCTGAGCCTTAATCATTTCGAGCTCCTTCTTAAACTGATGCAGGGCCTGAGCAACCTGAATGTCAGCCTGAGCTTTAGCTTGAATTTTTTGCATTTCAAGCTGAGTCTCCAGTTGAATCTCTTGCTGCCTGCTTTCGGATGCCTGCTTCGCAGCTGCCTGCGCTTGCTCAGCCTGCATTTGAGAGTTTTGCTGAGCTTGCTTTTGAGCGTCTAGCTTTCTTTTCTTTCTTCTAAGAGACAGAAGTTTTTCAGCTTGCTCAACATCCTTAAGCTCCCTGACAGCCATTGCGTCTTCAAGATCAATCGCTTGCTGCTGAAGAGAAGTCTGAATAGACTGCTCCAAAAACTGTCTTTCCCTGTCGTCCATGTCCTTCTTGATCAAAACACCAAAATTGCTCATAGAGAGGTCTGAGAACGAATTCATTACGTTCATGTTGGTGTTCCCAATGGCATTGGCATAGGCCTGAAAAAGAACTGACTCACGAGGCAAAACCTGAAGACACTTTACGAGGTCTTCGCACACCTTTTTGAAAAGGAGAAGAGAGGCATTGGTGATATCGTATATCGCGTTGTTTCCCGCCGCGATAGCTTGCTCCCTAACGCCAACCAGAGCATCACCTTTTGGCGATGAGGCATCCATGGCCTCGTTAATCCCCGTCACATCCCGAATCATTCTCAGGTAGTGATTGTAGAGGTTAACAAGCTCGTTGATGTTTCTGATACTGTTTCCAATCTCTCGGATGGGAGGGTTTTGGAATCCGCCTTCAGGATTTTTGCTTCTGTAGTAGAAGACACCAGTTTGCTCGTAGATGTCGTGCAGCTCCAGCGGCTGAAGCTCCCCTCCCTTTCCAAGCTGTACGTTTTCTAGCCCCTCGATGTCGATGATCAATCCATCTGGCTTTGCTTTTGCGATAGCCTGCTGAATCTTTAGGTGCGTTAGCTGAAGCATGTCGGCAAAACCCTTTGTGCTACCAATCATGGACTTGGGGACCATGTTGTCAAGATTCGTAGCAACCACCGAGTAAGAAAGATTAGTCTTTGAAAGGTCATACATGTTTCTTGGCATGTTTGTTTTCATGCCGTAATCAAACATGTATCCGCATCCAAGAACGTAGATTCCCCCGTAAACATTGGTTACCTCAAGAGAATGAGGAATTCTTTCAAAAACACCGCCAGTTCTTTGCTTGTAGTTGTAGCCCTTCATAAAGAACCCAGTGTTGCCGAACCTGTTTTCCTTTTCCTCAAAAAACATAGTATCTGTAGAAAGGAACTCAAAGTCCAAAATCTCGACAACGTACTCATCGTATCCAAAAACCGTTCTTCTCGCCTGATTGTCGTAGTGCTGCCTGTTGAGATTTGAGGAGTTGTTGTTGTTTTTGTAAGCTGAATTTTCAGCAATTTTTTTGTACTGCTCCTCAGTGAGCTTATCGCCAGCCATGCGCTTAAGCTCCGATATCGTAACCTTTCTTACGGCGCCAGCATAGCTAATGTCCTCAAAGTTTGGGTCCTCGGTATAGCTGTGAACAAAATCCTTGGGATCAATATACTTGAGGGAAATCCCCTGAGACGGGTCGTTAATTCTTTTTACGACACACATGCCGCAAGCCACGAGATCGTTTACAGCTCTTCTAAACGTTGTGTCAGAAAAGTTGTTCCAAGCAAGAGTGGCCTGCGTTGCAAGCTGAGCAGCCACCTCTGCGTCCACCTTGATGTTTTCATTGAGAAAGATTTCTGCCTCCTCCATGTTTTCTGGAACGCCTGCAGGGTCGGGGCCAATAAACATTCCCGTCTCCTCCTTAAGCTCCATCATGGCGTCCCTTGTGTTTACAAGTGCCTCAAGCTTTCTTTTTTCTCTGTCCTTGTAAGATGATGATAGTGGATCAATCGCCTCAACGTTAGGGTAAAGGTTTCGAGAGAGAATCTTGTTTGCAACAATCTTGGCAAACTTGGGGAGCACAGGAACTGGACTGAAGTCCAAATTCAAGAGAGTCCCGTCATTGTTGTTCGGATCAAGAGTGTTCAGCAGCCTCTTATAGATGTCGACATCCTGAGTTCCATTTGCATACTTTCTGTTCGTATGAAACTCTTTGTTTCTTCTGTTGATGGCAGAGTCGTCTGGAGTTGATCCATTCCACTGCGCCTCGATCGCCTTTGCGTAGGCCATCCCATACTCCTGACTCAGCTTTTCTTCTTGCGGCGCTAGAGGGTTTGGAAAGGACTTGGACGCTTTAGTTGAGCTGCCGTACATCTTTGTGGGTATACTTTTTTGCAAATATAGTAAATGTGCCGATCACGTTAATTATACTTGTATCTCCTGAAGAACTTAGACTCCTTAAAATCAGACACTTTCCTCTTTGCTTTAGCTTTTTGAGCTGCAAGAAGACACAGACCAGAACTAATTGTCAAGTCAAACTTGGTCCTGTTGTCGATTTTGTATCCAACCCAGTCCTCTAGGGTTCTGTTAAAATACATCTTTCCGAATTCACCAGTTTCGTGATTGGCCCCAACGTGATCGTGGACGTATGCTTCAATGGCATGAGCGTGTGCTTGAATTACGTCCTGAGAGTTAGAGGGGATACCCTTTGTCTTTACATTAACCTTTGCCGAGGACGACATCAGGTGACTCGGCCTATCCATGAGATATCCATCGTAACCCCTTGACTCAAAGTATCTTGCAATGCCGTATTTGTTGTTTTCTATGAGTATGGGGTATCCATAGAATACAGCTGCCATAAGCACGTCTTCATAGAAGATTTTAGCCAAGGGCGGACGGGACGCATACTCCAGCACAAACATGTTCGACGGATGCTCCATGTGAAACTTGTTGTACAGGTGTAGCGCTCCTTTAGACCCCCGTCCATCGACGGTGGCATCAAGGTCATAGGAGTCAACCCCGCCTACCCCCAGCTCTGCATTGGGCGCTATTCTTTTGTTTTTCAGAAGTTTAGACTGATTTCTAAGCTCTGGAGGCGGCATCCAGGCAACACGAAATCTACCGCTTGGGTCTGGAGTAAATACAACCTCCGTATCTTTCTCTCCATTCTTCCAAACGAAGTTTCCAGTGACAACGGGGTTGGGGAACAACTCATCATTGTACTGGATCTGCTCGTAAATCTTGCCCACATTAAAAAGGCTCCCTTCAATACTGTCTCTAAAGGCTTCGTCGGTCGTAAAGGGAAACTGCCTAATGATTTCATTCATCTCAGAAGCGTCATGCTTCAGGGCCTCTCTTTCGTTTTTGAGATAGCTACGGGCTCCTATTTCGACGTCCACACCATCAATGCCCTCAACAGGAGATTCGGGGTCCTCGTTTACGGCTCGACCGTGCTTGTCAAAAAAGCCCTCAAGAGCCATATCCGCTGGGATAAAGAGTCGGTAGAGTCCTGATCTAGTCCTCCCATTCTTGTTCCTCTCTTCTGGGTCTGAGTCCCTCCAGAGGTCCTTGTACTCTTTGCCCCCTTTGTCCATCGGATTTACGGTGCTTCCCACCATTGCTTTTCCGACGATTTTTCGCCCGACGATCAAACAAGTCCGTTGAATCCTCCAGGCGTCCCTTATGTCTGTAGGTTTTTCCCATTTGCCAGCTTCGTCTAGATAGAGCAAATGTAGCTTTTCTCCGTCATAGGCGTTGTTGGTGGTGTTTTTCCAGTTTATGACCGTATTAAGAGCCTCGCCCGTCTGCGAAGTCTTATTGTTCTTCGTGATTCTCTTAGACGGCTCGCGAAAAGCCAGCTCCATGCGCGGATTGGTCGTTCCATCCTGAATAGGTTTGAAGAAGAAGGGGTAGTGCCTGAACATTTGCACGACCTTCTTCATGAATATATTCTCTTGGGCGTCCTTACCAGTCTTTGACTGAATCCCCAAGAGCTTGTCTTTGACTTGTGTGGCTTCGTCTAGAAGCACAGCAGAGCAGATATTGGTGTATCCGCTCCGCCTACATTTAGTATACAGCTGCCCGATACATCGGGGGTCCGCCTCACACGCAGCCAAATGTACGAAAATATCTCTTTGGAACTCTAAGTAGTCTGGATACCCGATATCCATTCGGGTCCATTGAAGCATCATGTAATGCCTGCCCGTAATATATGTAGGGACACCGTCGTTATAGAACCAAAGGCCCTCACGCCTACGGCGAAACTCCTCCTCGATATACGGAGAAAACTTTTCTCTGAAGGGCCTGGGCATCTCGGACCACTCATCCATACTCTTAATCCGAAGCAGCTCCTGAGGCATAGGAATCCTTTCCCACAACTGCATGTGGTTTGGCTTTCCATATCCAGCAATCTCCTTTTTGGGAGGCTGAGCGGGAAGTGCAATGTCAAGCCCACCGATTTGAACAATCTCTCCTTTCGTACCGTTGGGGCAAATTGAGATAATATCCTCAGCATCAGTAGACTTGACCATACCTGTTGCTTCTAAAGCTAGGAACTCCACTCTTAGGATTAGAAATATCCATGTACTTGCCACATTCACATTTAATGTCGTGACGAGCCTCTCCGTTTATGATCCTGATGCTTACTCCTGAAGCCTCCTTGGTCTTGCCGCATTCACATTTGTAACTAGCCATGTTATTTAATTTAGTACGCCTGCAGGGACTCGAACCCCGAACCTGCGCATTAGAAGTGCGCTGCTCTTTCCAGTTGAGCTACAGGCGCATACGTTAGCGCCTGCTGTTTCTTTTCTTGGGCCTATTGTTGGCCCTGTTAATGCTTGCTTTCAAAAACCCTTTAATTTTTGACCCAGAGTGTGCGGCATCTTTGCCGTCACCATTCCCGTAGGTCTTTTTCTTTCTATTGTACTTATTGAGAGCGGCGCGATACTTCTTAGCCGCACGAGACTTCCCGTACTTCCTGTACTCTTTTTTGTAGTCGCGCTTTTTCACGTATCAAATATACGATTATCTTCCTTGACCTCTGTACTTCTTTGAGTAGTGCTTAGAAGACTTGTTGTTCGAATGTTTTGTCTTGGAGTGTACGTCAGCTCTTTTGATGCGCTTCTTCTGAATGTAAGTCGATGCTTGTTTCTTCATTTGATTTAATTTGTCCGCGAGGCGGGACTTGAACCCACATGTGACCAGTTACCCTTTCTACAAGGTATAAGCTTGAGGGGATACTCGCGGTTAGTCCTCAAACTCGTCGTTCCAGGATTCTTCCCAAAACTTAAAGTCTGTTCTGTTGTACTGCCATACTATTTTCTTCCAATCATTTAGAGAATCTTTCAGCGAAACCTCCGCTGTAGTCTCTTGACTCTTCGATTGATCCATTGGTGCTAATGTCTTTGATCATTTGCTCTAATCGCTGTCTTTCAACGATTAGCTCTTTGCAGTCTGTAGCTGTCTGCTTGATTGATTGAAGCTCTGCCTTTCTAGCGGCTCCACCTGCTTCTGGATCGACAGGCTTTTTGACCTCGTCAATCATGTTGTTAATGGCCACCTCCATAGACTCCATAAGGCGCTGAGCAGCCTCAACCGTGGTGAACTTCTTCTTCGACATAGAAAATATCAGTGTAGTCGACGCGGTAATACTCTACATCGTCGATTTTGAATCGGTAATCCATGTTCTTCTTGAAGCCGACCACGTCACCCACATTGAGCCCCAGCTCTTTGGTCTTTTCAGAATCAAACGATACTATCCCCTTCGTGACTGGCTCCTCTTTAAGTTTAACGACTTCAATGACCTCCGACTCGGGCTCTTGCTCTTCCTCGACAGGCGAAAGAACGACCCATCCTCCAAGAGGATGCACCTCGCCAGTATCTTTTGATTTATAGGCAATGGCCTGATTGTTTACAACTGAGATCTTTGGGTCACAATACCTGACAAGATAATGGTTTTCGTGGCCAGTCAGCACCTGCCCCTCATTCAGCACTACCAGGTGGTGGAAGTAGAGAGTGTCTCCTGGCTGTGCGCCAGTGTCATACTTAAAAGGAACAGCAACCAAAGGGCCAGCATTAACGCGATGCTTAAACTCGTTGAAGCGGTTGTCCACATAGAGCTCAAGGCCTGACGAAGTCTTGATAGTATCATTGATCTGCTTTTCGAGCTCAACGACAAATAGGTCGAACGTTCTCATTGAATTAGAAGTTTAGATCGAACTCAAGCAGGCAAGGCATGTCGTCTACGACCTTCCAAAGAACTTGAGACTCGTCTTCCTCCTGCAAATATACAAGGTATCTTTTTTTCCCATGCACATGTAAGTGCTTTTCATCCATTACTATGGCGCTAACCTTTCCCCTTCCAGCATTCATTCCGACGTAATACGCCATAGCATCCTTCGGGTCTCGCCCGATGATAATTTTTCTAATAAGTCCTTCCATTTTAATTTAATGATATCCCCAGCCCGTTGAGCAGGTCATCAAGATCTGGACCGTCATCGGGAGGAGTGTAAGAGTCTTTCATAAAGTCGGTGATGATTTCAAGCTCATCTTTTGACTGCATGTTGTAGTTAAAGAAGGCCTTCATGTTGCTCTGATCCTCTGTAAGCGGCTCAAGCAGCCCTACAACGACAGCCGAAATGACACGATCCTCCATTCCATACTTGTGAACGAGCTCTTGAATTGCGCCAGAAATTTCCTGGATTTCGAACCAGAAACCTTCTTCCTCCATATCTTCATAGTTGCCCATACCTCAATTATGCCTAAAAGTTCAGTATCAAAAAAGAAGCTCTTTCGAGACTTCTCCCGACTCCATCAAAGGTACGTCAAAAAGAACTACCTAAAGCACCTCAGATCCGTCACCATTGACTTTTGCAGAAGATACGACATCTTCGAAAAAGAGCTTCAATTCATGCTTTGGGCTTATGATTTAGAGTTCTGGACTCTTTCTTACGCGGCGCAAGACTACGGTTACAATAAAAAGAAACTAGGCGAACGCATTGTATATGAGTTAGTTAACAATGGTTACGTGTACAAACACTTTGACAGGCTTACCCCATCAGACACCTTTGAAGACCATCTGTTTAGAGATGAAACGAAGTACAACTACAGGGTTCGGTATGCCCTTACCCAAAAAGCAAGGCTTCTCGTCCAGACATATTACCGCTGTCTAGAAGATTCTGGTACTTCCTCGGATGCACCGCAATCTTAAAGCGATCCATGTATTCAAACTTCTGACGATCAAATCTATATCCAAGGCCTATGTGCTTGACGATATCCTCAATCCTTGAATCAATGTCGTCGTAATCCACCTCTAGAACGTTCGTAAAAAGAGCTCGGACGTCCTCAAGATCAAGAAGGGCTTGAGAAACTATCTCTCCGTACTGAAATGGGAATGCCCCCCCAACACCGCTTGGGAACTCTAGCTTCAGAGACTCAATGACCTCTAGAGGGTCTCGATTGATAATTACTATCGGTCGGTCACCGTATGCGTTGTAGAAGTCTTTTGCCCACAGGGGGAAGCTAGAATCAACCCCGCCGATTGGAGCAAGTATTCCAGGCCAAAGGTCTCCAGGCATCACGCCATTCATGATTCTAAGTCCAGGCTCATGCTCACAGCAACACATAGTATTAAGGTAGTGAGCTAACCAAGCCCCGCGAGTGCGAGGCAAACCAGTCACAAAAAATGACTGTCGTTCATGATTTTCCATTAAAGTAGTTTTATCTAACCCCAGAGACAGTGCAGGATGCGTTCTTTATCCACAGCACGGCTCCAGTGTTTGGGTAGTCAGATGAGACAGCAAACCTAATTCGAAAATAAGAAGTTCCCGCTAGAAAAGTATGCGTCAAACCCTCGTCGATGTTTAATACGGTGTCCTGAGCGGCCGAATAAGCTCTCACTTTGGGGCTTACCCCGAGGCGTTGGATGGCGATGTCGTCAGTTCCAGTCCAAACGTCTCCAGCTGAGGCGTCAAAATAAAGGGTAATACCCCATTCCACTTCATCTCCCTCTTTTGCCTCTGAGTAAACAGGGTCTTGATCTGACAAACTTCTCCTCATCTCCCAGGTAAGAGGGACCCCGTGGTCTTCTGTGAACTCGATTTTTAACCACCCACCAGTTGCATCTGGTCCAGTTTGATTAAACGAGATGGTATTTGCTTGGGGAGCACTGGTCGCCGAATACTCCCAGCTGTCTGCGCTTGATGTGAAGTCAGATGTATAGGTAAAAGAAAATGGAGTTTCAGATGGGGTGCCTCCGTTGACTAATGTGCTTCCTAATCCTAGCATATCAAAGTGATTTTCCAAACATTACTTCGTAGTAAACCTTTCCTTCATCGTCGCGAAGAGCTTTGAGGCAGCGACCACGATTAACGCCATCATGCACATAACTGACGTGAACCCAATCAGGATTATCTGAATCGCCAAATTCCCACACCATTTGATCAAACGTAACGTTTTCTCGTATCCAGTTGAAGATTTGACTGTTTGTACAACGTCCAAACACGTCTGCGTCAAGGTCGAGTGCTCTTCCTTCCATGTGTTGACTACGAAGCGAGCCACCGATAGCACGGTTGAGCTCAGGGCCACGATAGCCTGACGACACGTATATAGGGCACCCGAAAGCGTCCCTAAGAGGTTGAAATACATTTTCTGCAAGAGCCTTGAGATTTTGGATAACCCATTCATCATCTGGAGTGTTGTTGATCCCTAACCTTGAAGCGGTAGTGCTTTTTGTACACTCCTTAAGTGTCAGGTTTTTAGATAGTTGCATGTCTATTAACGAATTTTTACGATCTAAAACTTGCACGGAATTGATTTTTCTCCGTACAATGAGATCAGCAAACAGCTCAAATTTACGAAATTCAGTTTAATCCTTTAATACTTACACAATGAAATTTACCATTGCATCAGCCGCCCTCGCAGTAGTAGGCCTCCTCTTTATGGATGACGCAGCTTCAAAGCAAAACCGTTTGGAGCCACGTTACAATGCGACACAGATCCAAGACATGATCATCGCAATCAACCACTTGAATTCTCCAATGCCGTGGGAACGGGATTGATAGGATGTATATAGAATGAAAAAGGGGCTCGCGCCCCTTTTTTTATTTTCAGTATTTGCCTCCGTAGCCGTAACTCTTTATGGCTCTTACCCCTCCGCCACCGTACATCTTGCCCCCAGAGCCAAAGTTCTGAGCAATCAAGTCTTCAGCCGCTTTAGCCTCTGGGCTGTTTGGGCCAAATTCTTGTCTAGCTCTTTCGGCTTGGCGCTGGAAATAGTTCAGGAGATCTCTTTGACCTCGTCCAACAGACCCCTGTGTGGCCATCTTTCCAGTTCCCCCCATCATAGCGGGGTCACCGATTCTTCCAGTTCCTGAAACAACTCGACCTTCTGTGCTTCTAGATGCTCTAGATCTCAGCAGGTCTGCAGGCCTGGCAGTGAACCCCGTCTTAGATGAGGTCATTGGATTGTTGGGGTCAAATCGAGATGGTCTGTCAAACTCAATGGGGAAGTCGTACTGATCGAGATCAACACCCTGCTTCTGAAGCTCTCCAAGAGCGGCCATGTAAGCATCTTCTCCATAGAGGTCGTAAATGTCCGTGATGTTCTTGTACTTACCCGTGTCCATTGACTGCAGGTTGGTAAAGTCGCTTCCGTACACGCCCTGTCCTCGCAGGTTGACTGGAGAGTCTTGGAACAGCGGTACGCCCGTTGCCTCTGGTAGGTAGAACAACCCAGGTGCGGCTCCACCCGCATCAAGTCCTGGGAGTCTTTTGCCGTCCTCAAATCCTACGAGCTCAATTCCAGAGGCGTGCATAAGACCGCCCTTTCCCGATCCAGCAACATGTCCAGAGTCTGGCTTAGCAGTTGGGTTTCCAGGCATTGCTTTGGCTTCAAAAGTGTACCTTGGCCCCTCTGGGGTTTGGATTTCTCTCATCCCACCAAGCAGTTCCTTGGGGAGTCCAGTTTGAGGGAGGCCAGCCTTAAGTGGCCGCATAGGGGAAATTCCTTCAGGCCTAACGACTACCGCTGGCTGCTCAGGCACTACGTCGCCTCTAGGGTCTACAAATCCCACCATCGGGGTGGCCGTAGAAGAGACCGCCGTTGTGGTGCCCAATCCTCCAGGAAGAGATCTAGCAGTGTCGGCTGTAGATCCTCTGACCTCCACTCCAGGGTTTTGAGCCGCAAGCATTGCAAGAGCGGCTTGGGGTGTGAGCAAAGGAGTCTCTTCCTCTTCATCACCATCCTTGTTCTTCTTTCCGTTTTCGGCATACAGACCGCCATCCTTCATCACCTTTATGCCATCCCCCATTCCGAGCTGACCCATTCCACTGCCTCCAGTTCCCGATCTAGGAATAGTCATTGTGGCTGGACCAGCAGATGGGCCTCCAATCATGAGTCCAGGAGCTGCTCCCAAGGCTCTGAGACCATCATTGTCCATAGCTCCAGGCACCTCAGCGATAAGCATTGAGTTCATCTCCTTCATGTCCTCTGGCTTAGGAGTCTTGCCCCTTTTATTTTTTCTGTCTCTGTCGATCTCAGCGTTAGCTGCAGCATTTACAAAGTTCTGCATACCAGTATCCTGCGAACCGATAGGATCGTACACAGCGTGAGGAACAACAACACCTCCTGAGAAGTATTGCTTAAGGACCTTCATGCCCTTGGCGGCCATTCTGTTTAACTCCCTCTTGTCCATGCCCATAATTTTCGAATAGGCTTCTGGGCTTGCCTTTTTGAGAGCTTTTAGTCCCTTATTCATGTCAGCTTGCTATAAAGATTTCAACCTCACATGATGCGGTATCAGCAAGGGCTTCGATTTCGTCTATGTTTGTAAAGGATACAGCCGCGCCTGTACCCGCATCGTTGGCATCAACAACTGAGTTGCCAAGGATAAATGAGTCTTTGGCTTCGATCTTAACGAAGTACTCTTGAACACTTGTTTCCCTCACGCGAAGCGTGACAAAATTTGTCGCGTCAAGATTGGTGATTCTAATATGCTTAGCCGTAGAGTCGGCGATGGCCACCCCAGAAGCGGATGTCTCAAAGTTCACTAGGTCGATATACCCTGAAGTCGGTACATCTACAATTCTATGCAAGACGTCAGTTACGCCAGTGATGGTCTGAGTGTTGGTTGCCCCGTGGGATGTCCCGTTCAGGGTGACCGCTTCTGTGATGGTGAGTGTCAGATCTGCCATGGGTGCAAATATAGACTATTATGATTAGAGTGTTGCTTGATACTTGTCGTAGTAGCTGTCAAACAAATTGATCCGACCCTCTTTGTATCCAGGAGTGTTTCTTTGAGCCTGAGTTGGTCTGTGTACCCCCTCATACCAATTCTCCTCAAAGATCTTCTTTTGCTCTTCTGGAGAAAGGTCGCCGCTTCTAAGGATGTCCCCCACTCTTGTTTTGTCGTCTTCAAGCATGTGAGCCATAAACAATGCTTCCTGAACCTCAGGAGGCTGCTCAGACCCCCTTACGCTAGTGTTTATTGACTCGTAAAACTTGCGAAGCTCTGCACCCTCAGCACCACCGATCTTGTTGGCAAGATTGATACCTCTTTGCTTATCGGTCTTCATGGTGGCTTCATCGGCTTGATAGAATCCTCCACCAACGCCATCAGC